GTGGCCGGAAAACTGGGCGGCGGCTTTATGTCGTTACTTGGCACATTCGGCCCCGCCATCACGAGCCTGGGCACGATGGTTGCGGTGGTTTCTCTGCTGGGAGATCATTTCGAGGACGTTCGTACCATCATCGGGCAGATTTTCGGCGAGGGCGGCCTTGCTGTATTTGATGCGTTCACCGGGAAAATCTCTGGCATTGGAGACACAATCAAACAGGTCTTCGGCCAGCTCACCACCCCGGAAGGACTGCAGAGCATCCAGCAGAAATTGTCTGGCTTCAACATCGGCGGCCTGAATCTGGGCGACGTGTTCTCGGCGGCAATGCCTGCCATCCAGACGGTCATGCCGCTGATCCAGTCCTTTGCGGGGGTGTTCAGCCAGATCGTAGACCTCGGAGCGAACCACATCAAACCGCTGTTGGTTGAGGTGTTCGGCTTTGTTGTGAATCAGGGCATCCCGGCGGTTATGCCGCTGCTCTCCACGGTCGTCAGTTTGGTGGGCACCATTTTGGTGAACGCCATCAAGACGGTGGTGGATGTGATCGGCAAGCTGTTGCCTGTGGTAGAGCCTGTGGTGCTGGGAATCATCGGGTTGGTGAAGGGTATCGTCGGCGTTGTGGTAAACGTGGTGAACGCAATCATCCGCACACTGAACAAGATCAACTTCACGGTTCCCGACTGGGTGCCCGCTCTGGGCGGAAAGCAGTTCGGATTCAACCTGACCGAAGTGACCCTGCCGAAGTTTGCAGACGGCGGCTTTACCAATGGGCCGTCTCTGGCTGGTGAGGCGGGAACCGAGGCCATTATCAGCTTCCGCCGCTCTCAGCGTGAGCAGAACGTGGACACCTGGTTACAGGCCGGCAAGATGCTGGGCGTTCCTCTGGCATCGGCTATGATCCAAGGCTCTGACTTCGGTGTGGCGTTCCGGCGCACGACGGAAATTGCCAACTATGCGGCAGATGCGCTGGAAGGTGCGGCAGCATCGGGCAACGCAACGGCGCAGAAGGTGCTGGATAATTCCAGAGTGCAGCAGGCATTGAGCTTTGCTCGAAGGGCAGATGTGGCGCAGGCACAGCTTGAACGGCTGTCCGATCTGGATGGTTACGACTTGAGCAACCTTACCTTCTTCCCGACGGCAGGCGATGCGGTCTTGACGCGGCAGAACCTCGCCATGCTGGAAAACCTGCGGGATCACCAGCAGGAAGTGGACGTGCCGTCCATCACAGGAGACAAGTCCGGCGCAAATTCCGGCTCCGGGCAGCCCGGTGGCTATCAGAGAAGCTATACCGGTTCCAGCGGCAACACCTACGTTTACGCTCCGAACTTCATCATCTACGGAAGCATGGACCCGGAAGACCTGCGTTCTCTTATGGACGATGGGTACGAAAAGTTCTGTGAGTATGTGGAGAAGTACGAGCGGGAAAGGAAGCGTATGGATTATGGCACTTGAGTACACAACGAAGTCCGGCGACACCTGGGATCAGATCGCCTACACGGTGTACGGCAGCGAGTTGAAAGCTGACTGGCTGATGCAGGCCAATCCTGAGTATATCGAGTTTACCCGGTTCGATTCCGGGCTGGTGCTGTCAACACCGGCTCTCCCGGCTGAAAAGAGCGGCACCCTGCCGCCGTGGAAAGCGGGGGCATGAGCATGGTGTTGGCAGTAGCGAGACCCAAAGGCCGTCAGGCAACGATCCTGCTGAAATATGAGAACAAAGATGTTTCGGCAGAGATCGCACCTGACATTGAAAGTTTTCGGTATACGGATGCCGCAGCATCACAGAGTGACAGCGTGAGCATCACGGTGAACGCCAGAGCCGACAAGTGGAAGAATGACTGGATGCCGGAAAAGGGTGTGAAGCTCTACCCGACCATCGTAGTCAAGGACTGGAACATTGGAGGGGTGAGCAGCGGCTACCGGGATTACAGTGCCGAGTGCGGCGCATTTGTGCTGGACGACATGAGTTTTTCCAGCACCCCGGACACCCTGACAATGGGCGGCGTAGCAAAGCCAAACGATACCAGTTTCAGCGAACGAAACCGCACATTCACTTGGAAAAAGACCAGCGTGAAGAAAATTGCGGAAACGATTGCCGGACGGTATGGATTGGACTTCGAGTTCGACGGTGACAATCACGACATCGACGCAAAGGAACAGGATGCCACTGACAGTGCGTTCCTGCAGGACTTGTGCGACACCTATGCCCTGGTTATCAAGGTCTACGCTGCAAAGCTGTGGGTCTATGATCGGGAGAAGTACAAAGCGAAGGATGCAGTCTGGACGGTATACGAGGCGGCTCCGCCCGGGAACCCGACCGCGCTGTGCGTGGAGCAGGGCAGCTTCAAGTGGAGTACCAAGCTGACGGGCACCTACACCGGCGGCGTGTACACCTATACCAACAAGACCAAGAAAATCAATATCAACGTCAAGGTGGGCACCGAGGAACGGCAGCTGAAACTTTCCGGCAAGGTGAGCAGTGAAGCAGACGCAAAAGCCAGGCTGATCGCCAAGCTCAAAAACGCCAACCACGGCGCAACGACCATCAGCTTCACGATTCCAGGCTACCCGGTGGGAGCGTCGGCCCAGTGCATCAATGTGGTGGGCTTCGGGAAAATGGCCGGGAAATACTTCATCGACGAGATGGAGCATAGCTATTCGCCGTCAGGCGGGTATAAAACTCAGGTCAAAGCCAGCAAGGTGGAACAGGAGGAATTTGCATGAGCGAAGTTAGAGTGGGCTATGTGAGTTCCATCGACTACGAGAATGGCTTTTGCGAGATTCATTACCCGGATCGTGACGATACCGTGACCGAGATGGTGCCGTTTCTCTCTAACCGGGAGTACCAAACGCCGGAAGTGGAAGATATGGTGCTTGTGCTGCACCCAGGGGATAGCCCGGAAGATGCAGTGGTGCTGGGCACGATCTGGAATGAGAAGATCAAACCTGCGGAGGGCAAGAAGGGTGTCTACCGCAAGGAGTTCTCCAACAAGGACGGACAGGCATACCGAAAGTTCGATGCAAACGCAAAAGAACTGACGGACCATGTAGACGGGAAGCACATCCTCGAAGCCAAAAGCCTGGAAATCAAGGTGGGCGGCGCAACCGTTACGATCAGCGAAAGCGGAGCCGTGACGGTAAACTCCCCGGCGGGGATCACCCTCAAGGCTGCCGGAACTCTGGAACTGTCCGCCAGCACGATCACGGCCAGTGCCGGAACGGTGAACATCACCGGCGGCGGTGGCGACGTGGTAGTATCTGGAAAGTCTTTGGTGAACCACACGCACAAGGACAGTCTCAACGGCGGCACTACTCCGCCCGTGTAAGGAGGTGCGGAAATGTATGTTGGCATTTTCGGAGATGTGATTTTCTCTGTGGGGCACCTGCGAACGCTGACGCTCTCCAATTTCAAGGGAAGCACCGGCGCAGAGTGGGTTGAGCATAAGGTCATCAACGGCAAGGCGAAGCCGGAGTACGTCGGCCCGAAGCTCAAGGAGTACACCTGCGATATTCTGCTGGATGCCGCCCATGGCGTGAATCCGCGCAAGATGCTGAAACGCTTGACGCAGATGGCGGAAGACGGTGAGGTTCACTACTTCATCATCGGCTTTGCCCCGCTGTCAGAAAACCGATTCAGAATCACCGATGTAAGTGAAAGCTGGGATGCCGTGATAAAACACGGCCTGCTGGTACAGTGCAAGGTGAGCCTGACAATAAAGGAGTATGTATGATCGACATCAGCAACACGATGCTTGCCCTGTCCGAAGACAGCGCAACGCAGGAGGAAATACAGGATGTTGCGCGGTGCCTGCGCACACTGTACTCCACCCCTCTTGGAAGCCAGGAGGGTGACCGCAGCCTTGGTATCGACCAGGGCGTTTTTCTTGATAAGCCCATCGAAGTGGCAAAGGCTCTGTATGTCCGGGAAGTGACCGAGAAGACAGCAGAGTTTGAGCCGCGGGCACGGGTGGTGCGGGTTGACTGGCTGGAAAGCGATGTCGTCCGCGGCGAAGTGATCCCGAAGGTGGTGTACGAACTTGTCTAAGATCAAGGCTTTTGAAAATCTCCCCGACATTGAAGTTGAAGGTGCTGAAACGCTGGAAGAAGCCATTGAAGACTGCAAGGCTCTGTATGCGAAGTTCGATAAGGAGCTTGATGGAACAGAAAGCACCCCGTTGGCACGGTGCAATGAGGCGCGGCTTGTCCTGCTTACACTGGCGCACCGATCCCATCACACAATCGAGTATGCCACGAACGCTCTGAAAGCGGAACTTCTGCCCACAAGCACCGGGGCAAACCTGGACAACCTCGTTCCTTTCGTGGGAACGGAACGCCTGCAGGCTGGATATGCCACCACGGTGTTGCGGTTCACGCTGGCCGCTGCCCGGACGAGTGCAACGATCATCCCGGAAGGAACGCAAACCCGGACGGCAGACAAACGGTATTTCATCACGAGCGAGTATGCGGAGATTCCGGCTGGTGAGTTGACCGTGGATGTTCCGGCGGTGGCGGTAGATGTCGGTGCAGACAGCACGGGAATTGCCATTGGCGAGATCAACGTGCTGGTTGACCCGATCCCGTATGTGGCATCGGTGGAGAATACCTCCGTAACCAGCGGCGGCGTGGGAAAAGAGGACGACGATTCCCTGACAGAACGTGCCTACATTGCGCCGTCCAATGTGTCCGTGGCTGGCCCGGTCGATCTGTATGAATACTTTGCCCGAAGCTGGCGCAGCGACGTCACCGCCGCAAAGCCTATCTGCGAGGATGGGTACACGGTCTATATCTATTTCCTGCTGAAAGATGGCCGGCTTCCGACGGAGGAAGAATGCCGAGAGCTGGAACGCTACTTTGCAGACATAAAGAAGCCGATGGGTGATCTTGTGGTCGGCGTTCCCCCGGAGGAAGTGCCGTACAGCATCAACCTGACCTATTACATCGCATCCAGCAATGTCAAAAATGCAGGACTGATCCAGGAGAACGTAGAGAAAGCAGTGGAGGAATACAAGACCTGGCAAAGAAAAATCGGCTTGGACATCGACCCGACGGAACTCATCATGCGGGTGCGGGAGGCCGGGGCGAAACGCCCGCGGCTGACTGCCCCGGTTGATACCGTGGTGTCCAAAATCCAGGTGTCGAAGGTGACGGAGTGCAAGATCACCTACGGAGGTATCGAAGATGATTAAGATCGGTGATACCGGCCTTTTGGAAGGTCTGCCGCCCGGCATTGCAGAGCAGCACTGGGTTAAGGTCATTGACGCAGTATATCGGGAGCGGCTGAAAAAAGAACTGAAAGTCATCGAGCGCATCCACGTCTACACCGCAATAGATTCTTTGCCGGAAGACCTGCTGGATGTTCTGGCGGTTCAGTTCAAGGTGGACTGGTATCGGGATGATTACCCGGTGGAAACAAAACGCCGGGTCATCAAGACGGCCATGGAGGTGCGGCGGTACTGCGGAACTGAATGGGCGGTGAAGCAGGCAATCTCAGCAATCTACCCCAACTCGGAGATCGTGGAGTGGTACGACTACAGCGGAACGCCAGGACACTGGCGGCTTCGTGTCAACATCACGGAGAACACCGACATCTCCTACTATACCATTAAGAGAATGGAAGACCTGCTTGGATACGCCCGCCGCTGCACGGCGCATCTGGAAGGAATCAGCTACTTGATCTTCAACGATACGACCACTGCCTATGTCGGTGCTGGCTACCACGGTACAACCCAGCGTGTGGCTGTGCCCATCGCTGGCACCTTGCGCCCCCGTGAATTGCTGTCCACGACCTACGCAAAGGCGGGAGTGTGGGGCACCCGGCAGCAGGAATCGGCGAAGATCATCGGAATCCTGCTGCCGAAGGACCACAAGGCTGCCACATACGCCCCGGTGGGCTGCGCTGCTATACGGATGCAGATGACAGCCTACATCAAAGGAAATATTCGCCCGGCGGATCACAAGGCAACAACCTTGGCTCCGGCGGGCATTGCTGCATACAGGCAGCAAATTGAAGTCAGAATTGGAGGCATGAATACATGAGTTGGAACAAATCTGTCTTTACAACCGTCGGCACGGATATGATGTCTGAGGTCTTGTCCGGCGCAACGATGACGATCACCAAGGCCGTGGGCGGCTCTGGCACCACGGAGGAAGCTTCGCTGGCAGCCCTCACCGATGTGCAGGAGGAAAAGCAGACCCTTAAAATCCTCGGCATCGAAGATGCAAGCGACAGCACCGGCAACGATGCTGGCAAGCGCATCAAAATCCAGATCACGAACGGTGATGTGGAAGCGGGCTATATCCTGCATCAGGTCGGTGTATACGCAAAGCTGGCCGACGGCGATGAAACGCTGCTCCTTATCATGCAGGATGACCGAGGCGTTGAAATCCCGTCCCACACCGAGAACAGCGACTTCGTAATTGAACTGTTCGGTGTCATGGCAATTTCCAATATCGCCAACATCAAAGTGACCGTTGACCCGAGCGCGGTTGCGTCCGTGAAGATGGTGAACGATCAGGTTAAACAGATCAACACCAAAATCGACGATACCAAAAAGGCTTTGCAAGATGAAGCAAAGGAAACCTATGTGCCTCTGTCCGGCGGCACGCTGACGGGTCCGCTGATTATGCCCGGCGGTGGTGAGGCTGTCAGCATCATGGACAATGCTGCCACTCACAACATGATCTATCGCGGAAAGAACCTTGGCAGCAGCCTGACCGCAGAGCAGGCCGCAGCTATCAAAGCTGGTACGTTCAAGGACATTTACCTCGGCGATTACTGGCAGATCGGCGGCGTGGACTACCTTGTTGCTGGCTTTGATTACTGGTATCAGTGCGGTGACACAGCTTGCACCACGCACCATGTTGTCATCATCCCTCGCAACCACCTGTACACCTACCACATGAACGCCAGCAACACAACTGAGGGCGGCTATGTGGGCAGCGATATGTATAAAAACGGCCTGACGCAGGCAAAGGCAACCTTCAATGCTGCCTTTGGCTCTGCCCACATCCTGAACCACCGTGAGCATCTGACAAACGCCGTGTCCAACGGCAGACCGTCCGGCGGCACCTGGTATGACAGCACCGTGGAACTCCCCAACGAGAACATGATGTACGGCAGCCATATCTTTGCTCCTGCCTCTGACGGCACCAACATTCCGAACAACTACACAATCTCCAAATCCCAACTGCCGTTGTTCCGGCTGGCACCGTGGTTGAGCTTCACCCGTAGTTATTGGTGCTGGCTG